GGCGTAATTGAGTTTTATCAGCACGATGATCCACAACCAACTGCCGAGGAATTGCAGGCTGAACTTGATCGCCTTGTGGCTGCACAACCAATGGTTGAACTGCGCAAAAAGCGCAATCAACTGCTTGCCGAGACTGACTATCTGGCATTGTCTGACGTTACCTTGTCGTCTGAGATGACCACCTACAGGCAAGCCCTCCGTGACCTGCCTGCAAACACTACTGATCCAGCCAACCCTGTTTGGCCTACTAAACCGGAGGCTTGATTATGAGCACAATTAAAGCAAATAAACTGGAGCATATCTCCACATCTAACGGTGGCATCCAGCTAGATAACGCTGGTCACGTCACCGTTGACGGCGTACAGATGCCGACTGCTGGTGCGTTGAGTAATCGCAACCTGATTATTAATGGCGCGATGAACGTGGCGCAGCGCGGAACGTCGTCAACATCGACGGGCTATCAGACTGTCGATAGATTTAGAGTGGAATTTGGTGGTGGCGCTGTAACTCAAACTCAAGAAGATTTGACAACTGGGAGTCCTTTTGATGCAGGCTTGAATCATTTCCTTCGCATCCAAAACACGACCGCTGCTACAGGGGCAAGCGATTATAGAGACATTAATACAAGGTTTGAAGGCCAAAACATTAGAAATAGCGGATGGACGTATAAATCTTCAAGCAGCTATATAACTCTGTCTTTTTGGGCAAGAGCTTCTGTAGCGCAAGATTATTATGCTTTTGTCGAATCTAGAGATGGAACAAAAAGAATTTACAGTTTTCCGTTCACCCTTGCTGCTAACACTTGGACATACGTTACGGAAACAATTCCGGGCGATTCATCAATGCAAGTAGACAATGACAATGGGATGGGTGTTCTAATGGGTTTTGTTCCCTTTTACGGGACCACTTATACGGGCTCTTCTAATACGGACAGGACGTGGAGAAATCGTAATGCATCAGGTGATTACATGCTTGACATGACAAATACCTGGGCAAATACCACCAACGCAACCTTTGATATTACTGGCGTCCAGCTAGAAGTTGGCGAGAAGGCGACACCGTTTGAGCACAGAAGCTACGGCGATGAACTTGCTAGGTGTCAGCGGTATTACGAAGAACTGCCATCTGGTGGGATAATCTACATGGCACATAATGCAAACTATAATTACGGCAGATATGCACATGCCAATGTTTTATTTAAGACAAGCAAGCGTGCTTCTCCCACTGTAACTTTTACAACCACTGGCAACACCAGCACAGCAATTAGCAGTTCTTCTTCCGCTAACGTCAGTGAATTTGGTTTTATTGTTACGGGTCTTGCACAGGCAGACGACGCCTATAGAGTTTCAGCATTTACCGCCAATTCGGAGCTTTGACCATGTATCAGCAAGTTATTGATCTTTTTTCTGGTGAAGTGTGCCAAACAACAATCAAACGGATTAACGATTCTGCATTTATCCCCTTTGACCCCGCCAACACCGATTATCAGGAGTACCTTGAGTGGGTCGCCGAAGGCAACACGCCTGACCCTGCCGAATAAACCCTTACCTAACTAAAACAATGATCACCCTTATCCGTCCAATCCTTTTTTCTTTTCTTCAATCTGACAAGGTCAAGCTGCTCATCGTAGACATGTTGACCAAACTGGCTGAGTCTACCGACAACGATGTCGATGACAAAGCAGTTGAGTTTATCCGTAACGGACTTTTCCCTAACAAATGACTTATTACAAGCATCTGCCTCAATTTGAAACACCTGGCAAAGCTTACGAAATTACAACTGGTTCTACTTCTGTAAACCAACAACTTAGTCACGATTGTCGTCGTATCAGTATCCACCCTACTGGTCACGACATTTTTTATGGCATTGGTAACGCAGCTCAAGTAGCTGAAGGTGCTCCTGCTGAAGCTGTTGCAGTTGTTACTGCTGCAGCCTCTGGTGTTGCAGAAGTACGTAAAGTTACGCTGTCTGGTTTTTATGAAGTTGGTGACCAACTGACTGTTGTCGTTGACGGTACTTCACTTACTTATGAAGTCACTGCTGCTGACCAAAGCAACACTGCTGCAACGACGCTTTCTAATGTGGCTGCTAGCGTTCGTGATGCATTGAACGCTGACGCAACTATTAGCGCAGACTTTACCGCTACTGCTAGTGGCGCTGTTGTAACCATCACTCACGGCACTGTCAACACTGCATTTACGTTGACTGCAGAGGTTACCGCTAACGATGACGACAACCACTTCGTTAAAACTGACGAGCGTGTATATATTACCGTTCCTCCTGGTTCTTACATTGCCGTTAAATGTACAACTAGCAACAGCGGTAAGTGCTACATTTCTGAATACGTCTGATGGACTTAGGTGAGCCGCCGGTACTACCGTCTCTACGGCTCCCTGAGCCCCTTGTTTTACCCCGTCCGGTACTAGATGTCCCACGAGCGGATTTGCCCTCTTACAAGCCGCTTGTGGTGCCTCCTAGCGACCTTCGGCCACCTCCGGGAGTCAAAGGAACAACACAATCTGACAAAGAGAAACCAAAACCCAAACCTCCTCCGGTCAAGTTACCGGATATACCACAGGATACACGAGAGGTAGACATTCCGTTTACGGATGTAACTATGCCTCTACCGTCTAACGAGATACTTGTCACGGCTGGTACTACTGCCACCGTGTCTGTTGCAGCCACCCTTACAGCAACAGCAGTCTTTAAGTGGACTGTAAATGTAATGAAGCCCATTCTTAAACAAGCATGGACAAAGATAACAAAACGGGTGGGCTTATCAAGTTCGTCGTCCTCGTCTGGTCAGCAGGACTCCTGACTGCCAGTTACGCAGGATGGATGGAGAAGATGGACCCTACTTACGTCGCATCAATTCTTAGCGGCACTCTAGCAACTTTCTCAATTACCCGCGAAAAAAAGGAATGAAAAAGCTACTTCTGTTGCTGCTGTTGGCTGCGCCTGCATCAGCTCAAACTGTTACCCCGCAGTTCACCCAGGGGTCAATGCAATCGACCACAACTACTACCACCGACATCACTCGTACTATTAACCAGGATGTGTATGGTGGCGATTATTCATCATGGAGTGGATCAAACGTTACACCCAGCGCAGACATTTCTGGCAGCGGGACAACCTTTTCCGTAACTACGGCTGGAGATCCTTGGTCCCTGGAAATCACAACCAGGTCAGCGGGGATTGTCGAAGACATCGACATCACAGAAACAATCCAGCAAACCTCTACTACTACCTCGCTCTCTATCTTCTCGCAGTAACTCCTGCATTTGCAGAACCTGAGGTACAAAACACTTCTAACCCTGTAGCTGCTGCAACTGGTAATGTGACTAACCAGGCAGTACAATTCCAGAACAATGGTGCACCAAGTAGACAGATATTTGGTCCTAACAGTTCGTGTAATGGATCTACTATGACGTTTAGCCCATTTTATATGGGCAACGACACCATACCGTACGAAGCTGACGGATACGTCCGTTCTAACAACTACGGTGCACAGCTTAACTTTATGGTACCGCTTGACGGCGGTATGATAGAGCTGTGCAAACAGATAGCTAGCCGACACGAACAGAAAATGCGTCTTGAGTATGAATTAGCAAGAGCATTAAAGTGCACAGAAATCATGAAAGCTGGTTTTACCTTTCGTCCTGGAAGCCGTGTAGAGGTGTTATGTCACGACATTATTCCTATCGTATCACTCAAAAATGATCGAAGCTCTAGTAAGCCTGTCGATAGCAGCGATAGCGGGCGGAGCAGCACTGAACAGCAGGCTGCACAACCGAATAAATAGCGTACATGAACGCATTAGCGCACTTGACCGCCGGTTAGACGGTATCGAACTTACTGTAGCTTCTGATTATGTTAAGAAGTCTGAGTTGTCCGATATGATTAGCCGGATGGAAGACCACATGGTACGTATTGAAAACAAGTTAGACCAAATAGTTCTTAGAAATGGCTAAGAAAAAGGCAACAGAAGACCAGTTTAACGAGCTGCATAATTTGGTCACTAAAGAGTTTCTTACACGCATCAAGTCGGGTGAGGCTACAACTCAAGACTTAAAAGCAGCTTGTGACTGGCTAAAGACAAACGACATCAGCGGTGTTGCATACGAAGGAAATCCCTTGTCTAAGTTGGCAAGCGTGATGCCTGAGATCGACCCTGAGATGGTTCAAAAGAGGCTTTATGGCTCAACAGTCCGGTAAATCCACCGCTTACTACGCTGGTAACCGTGCTGCTCTACGAGTCAAGCGGGCTTACCAACGTAAGTACAACAAAAAAAAGAAAGAAGTAAAGCGCCGAGTTGACCTCAAGCGCAAAAATCGACAGCTAGGAACCTATGGCAACCGAGACGGCAAAGATGTATCCCATCGCAAAGATGGATCGACATTCCTCGAAAAAGCATCTAAAAACCGCGCCCGTAACCGTAGCCGAGCATGACACCACTGCTTCCCACTCCTGATCACTACATTCACAACCTAATAACCATGACGTCCTCTGAAGCCAAGCGCCTTTGGAGGCGCAGCATCAAAGAACACTTCGGATGCACATGTGTTTATTGCGGAAAAACTTATGACTTACACGACCTTACTCTTGACCACGTTCATCCTCGCTCTTTGGGCGGAAAGGACATCACATCGAATGTGGTCCCAGCGTGTTCCTGTTGTAATCAGGACAAAGGAAGCTTGCACTGGCGCGATTGGATGAGACAACGCTTCGGTCAAAACTTACTACGTGAATCTCTCATTTTATCTCACATTAACTAATGGCTAATCCCTTCTCTAAAACACGACTGAACAAACTATACGACAAGTACCGCAA